CGCTGGCGTTAAACAGGAAATGAAAGAAACAAAAGATGCCGCTGTTGAACAAATCACTGATGGTTTTAATTTGGCAAATTTTATTGTCAAAGCAGCTGGTATGTTACTTTTGGTGCGTAAACTTTATTCCCTTTGGAAGGGACCGAGTAAGAAGCCGGAAGGTCGTGCCAAGGCTTTGGCTGCATTTGATGTGGTCATGGTCTTATTTTCTGTTTTAGCTTTGGGTTGTGATGGAGGTCTGTTTAAGATAATGGATCTTTATAGACATCTCATGAGTTGGATTTCTTTGATGAAAGTTTGGCTTTTGGGTAGTTCGTGGTTACTCAGATGGGTAGGCATGGACGTCTGTGGTGTGAAGGAGGCGAGAAAAGTTTCCAATCTGTTAACAAAGGCAGAAAAAGAGCTTTTTGAATCTCCCCCAGATTCTAAGCAACCTGAATCTAGTTCTGATTCAGATTCAGATTCCGATGAAGAATCGGAATATGATAAAACCGATTCTGATGATGAGGAAGATTCCAGTATCAAATTTTATGGAAAGCCGCAAGTTGAAGATAAATCTGATAAGGAACCCGAAGGTTTTGGTTCGGGTTTTATTTCTTCGCTCAAATCTCATTTTTTAAGTGAATCCGCTTCGGTGGATAATGATTTGAGTTTACCTGTGGCTCGTCCAGTATTGGAAGATCGTGCCCAACGTCTTTGGGCGCGTGCTGAACAACGCATTGGTCGTTTTGGAAAAGAGTCTAAGAAAGCAATATTTAAGATTCATGAAAAGACCAAGAAAGCAGATAGATATGTTATCTTGGCTCTTATTTGTATTTTCCTAATGATTGCAGCCCATTATTGGTTTAAGGATACTCCTAAACGAAAAATGAGAGAGGGTAAAGGCAAAACGAAAAAAGGACGCGGTTCCCGTAAAGTGGGAACACACAAGACAAAGAAGAACAAATTCTGGAAGTCTGTGTATTGTCAAGGATTTGGAAAAATTCGTGACGCGTCAGCCTTGGAAGTTATTGATGTTAAGACAGGAAAAAAGACTGCAATAGCATCAGGCCATAAACATAAGAGATTGGAAGAAATTGAAAATCTCATTAAGGCCTCCCCGACGAATTACAAGATTCGTGTTGATGGGAATGATTCCATGGTTAAATTTAAAAATGACGATTTTGTTATGGGAAATGGAAAATCTAAGAAAACCCGTGAGGGAAAGAAAGGTGATTCCATTTTTGATCAGGATTGTCAAGCATGTAAAAAGAAGTTTAAGGATTGTAAATGTGAAAAGAAACCTGAGTGGTTTACTGTAGCCCGTTCGAAGAGAAAATTTTCTCGAACTGACGGTTGCTGTCACAATCCTATTTCTTGCCCTCTTGCGAAAACGAAGAAGGGCGTGCCCAAAATAAATGCAACACAATGTTGTGGGATTAAGTGTGGTGGTCACCATTGTACCCACTGGTCGCAGTGTTTGGGCGCTGACATGTTGGATCATGATGAGCAAGAAGAAGTAGTTTCTGCCTTTGATTTTGCTGTTCATAATGTGGATGAGGAAGATATTTGTCTTCAGAATTCATTTAGAAAAGAAGGTCTGAAGAAGATTCATAAGCAGCAAAAACAAAAAGCCAATAGTGATTCAGCTGTATCTAAGCAAAAGATACAAAAAGAGAAGAAGACTTTCTCTGATGCTGTGAAAGCTGGTTTAGTTAAAACTAAACCGGAATCATTATTAGGCCGTAAGCAAATACAAGCAACTGTCCCCGCCCATGCTTCCATGAAAGTGTTGTATGGAGCTGATGGTTCACCACTCTTGAATTGCACTTTTATTGGAAATAAATTGGTCACAGTTGACCATGGTATTTTTGAAAAAAAAGCTGAGGATGGTTATTTTGTTGGTGAGAAACGCTTGTTCATTAAATATGAAGGAAAAGAGTACGATATTGATCTTAAAGCTGTTCAGACTCTTACTGAATATGATCAAGGTAATTTAATTGCTTTTCCTGTTCCTAAGGGGATAACAGGAATTAAGATGTTAAAGACTAAGATTCCTAAGAAAGGAGAAAATGTCTTTTTACCAGCTCTTCAACCAGAAAATGTTGTGAGTTTTGGGAAGTACATCGCAAAGGATGAACACACAGCTCCATCAAAGAATGGTGATTGTGGTTCTCCTCTTATTGAGGAAATTACTGGTCGTGTCGTAGGCATTCATCGTGCCGGAGGAAGCTCAGAAAATGGGTTTTTTGAATGGACTTCTGATATTCAGCTCGCTTTGTGCGGGCCGGATTTTCAGTAAGCCCCTCAGATGTCCGGTCTGTGGAAGTCAATAAGACTTTATCTTTATATCCTAAAGATATTTGTTCACAGGCCAAGGATCTGAGGGGCTCATCAGGCCGTGCTCGTCGTTTTCTTGAAAATGCTCGGGAAATGAGAGTTGTCGGTAAAGTGAAGAGATTTGCAAAAAACAAATCTCGGAATTCTGATGATCCGTTCTTCGCCGAATTTATAAGAGATAAATTTGGCGCTTCACCTTCCAAAATTTTTACCAAGTATGGTTTGGCACAGCCCAATTTAGAAGCGGGTTATCAGTCATTGATTAAATATGATAAACCGCAACCCACTCTTGATCAAGAGTTATGGGCTTTAGCAGGAAATTGGACTGAAAAACATTTTATGTGTATGTCAAATTCAGAGATTTGGGAAGATTTTGATTATGTAAAATCGGAGTTGGATATGAAAGCTAGTTCTGGTTTTCCTTGGAATGTTGATGAAAATTGTCGCTCAAAAGGTGAGTTTTATGCTCGGCCAGATGCTGAGGAATTTATTTCCAATTATTGGGATAGATTATCAAAATCGCACTGTGCGCCAGTTTTCTGGACTAACAATGTTAAGGAAGAAATTCGCAGTGCAGAGAAAATGTCACAAAATAAATTGCGAACCTTTGTTGGTTCTCCTATTGAGCATGTTCATGCATGTACTCAAATTTTTGGTGATATGAATGAAAAGTATTACTCAACCGCCAATCAAAATCAACATTGGTCCTTTGTTGGATCAACCAAGTTTTATAGGGGATGGACAAAATTGTTCAATAGATTGAACAAGCATCCCAATGCTTTTGAATTGGATGAATCTGAATTTGACTCATCATTGTTTCGAGAAGCAATGTATGGTATGGCTGATTTTCGTTTTAGAATGTTAGCGC